CGTTTAGTATACGAAGACTGGTCCGCCGATACATACTCAAGCGGCAAGCACGATTTCTTACTAATGTGGAGTCCACGAGACGAATGGTTCTTGAAGGACACACATGCCGAGCATACTCGGATATATACAGCTGGATTGGAAAAACTCGCAGACTTGGTCGGAAACGATTGGATCAAGATAGGGGGAATTAAAAAGGGGCTAATGACTTGTATTAGCAATCCTTTATACTTAGAGTAAACTATGGAAAAAGCACATTTAATTCAAAAAGATTACAGCATTGACAAAGAAAACTTCAACAAGTGGTTTGAAGCAGATATGGAACAGGTTAAGAAATCAAAACTAAACTTTAATCCTATCACTGGGCTTTTACGTAAGATTAGAATGACCCCCGAGCTACAGCGACAGTTTGACTTGCTAAATGATTTAGAAGACATTGGTTTAAACGTTGAACTTTTAAACATTGTTAACCTAAAGCCATTTAGCATTAGTATTCCCTGGCAAGGCCGTATTCGCACTACCCCATTCAATCCACTGGTAGATAAAATTTTTGATTACGAGTTACCTGCCAGGGGCTGTACGTTAAATCTTACATTAGCAGGCCATCCAACATCCAATGTAAAATGGATTTCAAAGGATGTTATTGTAACAGATGCTGATAAAAACAAAAGGGACTTTGGAATAGAAGAAGATACTTTTATCCCAGACGGTGTTTGGCTATCACGCGGTGATCAGGTTGTTATGTTTGATAATCGTTTCAACGACCAACATTTGTTTTTTGTACAAATTGGTTTTGAAAACAACCCAACATATGAAGAAGTAAAAGAAAAGTTTTCAACATTAAAATGAAGCGTATTGTAATTGTAAGTGGCGGGTTTGATCCTATTCATGCCGGCCACATTTCTTTAATAAAGTCTGCTAAAGAGCTAGGTGATTACCTCATTGTAGGTATTAACAGCGATGCTTGGTTAGCACGTAAAAAAGGTGCGGCCTTTATGTCTTGGTTCCACCGAGCCGAAGTAGTTCGCAATCTAAAACAAGTAGACGAAGTAATGAGCTGGGAAGATTGGGACGATACTGCCATTGGATTATTACAACGTGTTAAACGCGAGTTTCCTAACGACCAAGTTATCTTTGCCAACGGCGGAGATCGTACAGCAACTAACATTCCAGAAATGACTGTTAGCGATGTTGTTTTTAAATTTGGCATTGGTGGCGAAGACAAGCGTGGCTCAAGCAGTGACTTCCTTTCTGATTGGAAAGGTGCTTTTGTAAAACGTCCTTGGGGTGGTTATCGTGTTATATACAATGATCCAACGAGTGGCCAAGCAACAAAAGTAAAAGAACTGGTTGTTGAGCCAGGCCAGAGTCTAAGTATGCAACGTCATGCACACCGAAACGAATACTGGCACATTGTATCTGGTATGTGTGATGTTTATGGTGAAATGCATAGCGGATACAACTTGCCGCCTAGGACCTTAACCATTGGCAAGAATCATGTTGTTCCTGCAGGAGAGTGGCATAGGATCAGTAATCCTTTTTCAGTGCCTTGCAAAATTGTAGAGATCCAATATGGACTAATGTGCGATGAAAATGATATCACTCGTCGCAATCATCAGTTGACTTCACGCAACTAATCCGCTATACTTACTCATGTAAGCCTTTACTAATAGGAGATATAATGAGCTTTTCACCTGAACAAATTGCCAAACTGACTAAAGTGATCCAAGAAGGGGTTCAAGTCAAACGTGAGATTGATGACCTTAATGTGGGCCTAAAAGAAACAGTTGCGGCAATTGCAGAAGAAATGGAAATTAAACCTGCGGTCCTAACAAAAGCTATCACTAAAGCTTTTAAGGGCGACTTTGACAAGGATCAAAGTGATTTAGATGCGGTTGAAGAAATTCTAATCGTTACTAAAAACAAAGTGTAATGTTTACTCTACTGAGTAGCATTAGAGCGTATGTTCTAGAAGACTGGCGAGAAAATCCTGTACGTTGTGTGCTAGAAATTCTCGCCTGGTTCATGAGCATTGGCTGTGCGTTAGCAATGGCTATAACCGTTCCTACTCCCCCGTTCTTGATTCTTTATCCAATCTTTATCACACAATGCGCTATCTTTGCTTGGGCAAGTAAGACACGTGGTAGTACCGGTATGCTTGCTAATTACTTGCTATTGGTTACTATTGACTCTGTTGCTTTAGTCAAGATGTGGTTGCAATGATATGGAACAACCAGTTACAATACATCACTGGAGGCACGAAGATGGTTGGCACAACATACCATCCTTTCTTCTTAAAGATCCAAACGCCCCAAAAAGAGAATTTCATGAAGGTATTGTTGGATGGCATTGCTGGGCCTACTGCAATGACCATTTTGAATTTGTAAAGTGGATGGAAGAACATTGCCCAACGGCAGACTGTACCCCAAGGTTCAACAGTGGTAATCCAATGGTTACTGTACACATTAAAGACAAGGATGAAGCGGCATACTTTATGCTGAACTTTGACGTAAAATGAGAAACACTTTATACCTAACCGATGTAAACGAAGAAGATGTTCTCAACTGGTTGTGCGAGCACATTAGTCCGCTTATTATGACAACCAAAGCAGAGTATGCTTACCATGAGATGTATCATGGCGATGATGATAAGTGGATCATGGACACTACAGACGTTAGTGATGTGAGCAGTAGCAAATGGGACACTATTACAGAAATTATCTTTAAGAGTAAAGAGGATGTAATGTATTGTCATTTGGTATGGGGCGGTACTGTACAGTGAAATGGTTCAAAGCTGAATATTGTCTGCGACCCAGTTGGGGACATACGGTTCAGCTGAATGAAAATCCAGAACATAAGTCTGACAAGTTCTTTGGTACTACTGTTGATCCGGATGAACTAGAAGAAGTGTTAGAGTGGGCACAGGAAAATTCCAATGCTCGTAGAATTAGCTATGACACATGGCAATTCAAATCGCAACAACAGGCTGAAGAATTTATAATGTTGTACAATCTTAGGTGGTCCTAATGTCTGTAGTCAAGACTGCCGTTCAACAACAATGGAATCAAATTCTAATCGCCGAGCCACATGTAAAAGTTATGGACAAGGCTAATGTTGATGGACTTCCATGGTATACTGTTAAGTGTAGCAAAGAAGCGGCAGCATGGCTCAGAGAACAAGATCAAGGACGATGGCATCAGCATATTGACCATAATTGGTATACAGTATCAGGTGTGTTTGACATTGACCAAGAAACTTACATCATGTTAAAATTACAATGGGGCGAGCAATGAGAGTACTAAACAAAAAGCTTTGGCCATACCAATTTAAAATGGCAGTTGAACACATGGAAGCAAATGCTGATCGCATTATTTGGTTGCAAGAAAACCTGCCCAAAGACGACTGGCGTTTTAACGAAAACAACTCAACATATTGCTTTGCTAAAAACGAAGATGCTGTATTGTTTAAGCTGACGTGCTCATGAGTAAATTTGAAATTAAAAAACTTTTTGAGTTTCGCAAAAGCCATTATCTGCCCTGCGGACTAAACATTAAAGATCAACTTTGGTGGAGGTTTATGCCAGGGGTTGTTATTAATGTTAAGTGGCCTGTGGGAGAAGTAGTTGTAGGGCCTAGTAGCAGAAATTGGAGCGGCATAGGTCCAATGTATGAGGAAATCTTTAGCACAGACCCCAACGACCACTATCGCCCATGGATGGAAAAACATGTAGGTAAACAAGGATGGGATTGGGATTGGGGTTTGGCCGGGCAAGATGTTACTGGAAGTCGGTTGACCATAAAGATTAGGCGCAAGCATCAAGACTATGCTATACTTGCTAAACTACAGTGGTCATGACAATGGACTATCAAGTAATCGAAGATGGGGCAGATTGCTACCCGTGGAGAGAAGTGTATGCTTGGCTACCAGTCAGAACCATTGGCGGTGAACTTGTATGGCGTGAAAAGATTTTCAAGCGCAAGGTTTGGGTAGTGTGGGGTACAGGCTTTCACATGGAACCACATGTACAGTATGCAACTATATTTGAACTAATAAACTATGATGAAAACGGCAACCCAAGTACTGCATGAACAACTTATTGAACAAGCTGGTAGACAAATAGCTGAAGATATTGACTTTGGTGTTCTTTGCAGTTTGCTTGTTGAGATAGGTTGGGTAAAAGTTGAGTTTGAAGCATTACGCCCAAATAAACGTGCTATCGATATAACCAACTGGTTGCATGATGAATGCAAATGTGAATGGAAGCACCACGGAAGAATATTTGTGTTTGAAAGCAAAGAAGAAGCGGCGTTATTTAAACTAACATGGAGTTAACGCAAGATGAGGGCCGTGTTTACGGTGCCAGATACTATACACTTCAGCCTTGGTTTGAATGGTGGACTCCTGGTGGGTATAACACTACCTGGAATGATATGGTAGTGTGGTGTGTAGAAACATACGGTCCAAGTTCAGTTGATGGGGTATGGACTCCAGGCATGCGCTGGTATGTTAACAATGCCAAATTTTGGTTTAGAGACAAAAACGATATGGCTTACTTTTTATTAAGGTGGTCATGACTGTAACTTATACGCAACTGGCAGGATTCCCAAATGTCAAAGTTCCTGTATTACATAAAGTCATTTATGCTAAGACTGTAGATGGTGTGCCGGCGTCTTATCAACGCAGTTATAAAGACCATTTGGTAGACGAATGGTTAAAAGCAAACTGTAAGCATCCATATTATCACAGCCCCGGTTATCTAAGAGAGAAGTTTATTCAATTTGAATGTGATGAGGATGCGGCGCTATTTGCGTTGACTTGTGTTTAACTATATGCTATACTAATATATGGATGAAATTAAAAAACAAGAAGTTATGGATGCATTACATGAAAGTGGCAAAGAGTTTACCAAAGCCGCTGATGCTTATCAGCAAATGGCCAATTCATACTTCTCAAGTCTTGAACCAGAAGAACAACTGTGGGCATTTTGTGCAGTAGTTGAAAAGCTTTGCAAAGGCGAACTTGACGAGCGTCGAAGCTATCGAGGTATCCTTTACGATACCTTTGGATGGGGACCAGAAGCTTATGCGGCTGCACAACATGCCGGCTTCTTAGGCTTACATAACTCTATCTATCGCTTTGATGACCTAGGGCATGTAATGACTCAAACACTTAAAGAACTTGAAATCTCAGTTGACCCAGAAAAGTTGCGTGATGCACTGGCTAAACACTTCTATTAAAGAAAAATACATAATACATGTTTGTAGACGCATATCACGATAAGAAAAAAGAAATCATCCACGTTGTAGAGCGTGTAGATGGCAAGAGGGTACTCAAAGAGTATCCTGCAAAGTATGTTCTGTATTACCCAGACAACAAAGGTAAGTTCACTAACATTGCCGGTGAGCGTGTTAGTCGAATCTTACTAAGCAATGCCGCGGCATTTGACAAAGAGCGGCGTATCCATAACAATAAGAAACTATGCGAAAGCGATTACAAGCCACTTAATCGTTGTTTGGAAGAAGTATATGGTGGCATGGATGCACCTAACCTTCATGTAGCGTTTTTCGACATTGAGGTATCATACGACAAGGTCAAAGGCTTTGCACCTCCAGATGATCCTTTCAATTACATTACTGCTATTACTACGCACCTGCAATGGATTAACAGAACTATTACGCTAGTTCTTAAACCAGAAGCAATGGCTGATGAAGTTGCCAAAGATATTGTCGCTAAGTTTGATGATACAATCTTGTGTGCAGATGAAAAAGAAATGCTCGACATGTGGCTGGATCTAATTGACGACGCAGATGTGTTGTCTGGTTGGAACAGCGAAGGCTTTGATATTCCGTACACTACTAATCGTATTACCAGAGTACTAGGCAAAGAGCAGACACGCAGGATTTGCTTGTGGGACCAATATCCCAAGAAGCGTGAGTTTGAAAAGTATGGCAAGACACTAGAAACCTATGACCCACTAGGTCGTGTTCACCTTGACTATCTTGAACTGTATCGCAAGTACAACTATCATGAAATGCACACTTATCGACTTGACTTTATCGGCGAGTACGAGCTAGGTGAAAACAAGATTCCATATGAAGGCACACTAGACCAGTTGTACAACAATGACTGGGAAAAGTTTATTGCGTATAACAGACAAGACGTTATACTGCTACAAAAACTTGATGCCAAGTTAAAGTTCATTGAGCTTACCAATCTGATTAGTCATGCTAACACAGTAGGACTTCGTGCTACACTTGGTGCTGTGGCAGTTACTGACCAAGCTGTTATTAATGAAGCTCATAGACTAGGCATGGTGGTGCCTGACCGTCCAAGACGTAGTGATGATGCAAAAGATAATGCCGCGGCAGGTGCTTATGTTGCTGTGCCTAAACAGGGTATGCACGAGTGGATTGGCTCCATGGACATTAACTCACTGTATCCATCGCTAATCCGTGCGTTGAACATGAGCCCAGAAACTATTATTGGGCAAGTGCGGCAGACACGAACACTGGCAGGCATTGATGAATTTATTTCACAAGGTAAAGGCATCGCAGAATTCTGGGAAGGTAAGTTTGCTTGCTTTGAATATGAATCTGTAATGAACCGGGACATTGGTCAAACAGAAATTGTCGATTGGGCAGATGGTACCAGCAGTGAAATGAGTTCTGCTGAGGTATACGACTTTGTATTCCATGGTGGCAAGCCATTGATGATTAGTGGCAATGGTACAATCTTTAGCTATGCTAGTAAAGGTGTTATCCCGGGCCTACTGGAACGTTGGTATGCTGAACGTAAGGAATTACAAGCAAAGGCCAAAGAAGCTTATGGCACAGACATGTTTGACTTCTGGGACAAGCGACAGCTGGTTAAGAAGATTAACTTGAACTCTGCTTATGGTGCGTTGTTGAACGCAGGTAGCCGATTCTTTGACCAACGACTAGGGCAGTCTACTACACTATGTGGACGTCTTGTTGCTAGGCACATGGCAGGTGCTGTTAATGATTGCTTAACAGGTGAGAAGGATCATATGGGTAAGGCAATTATCTATGGTGATACTGACTCTGTTTACTTCTCTGCATATCCAATCTTTAAAGAACAAATTGAACGTGGTGAGATTGATTGGACCAAAGAAAAGATTATTGAACTGTACGATGCTATCTCTGAGCAAGTGAACGCTACATTCCCTGCGTTTATGAACTATGCATTTAATGCTCCTGCTAGTCAAGGTGAGATTATTAAAGCTGGTCGAGAAGTAGTTGCTTCCAAAGGCATTTACATGACCAAGAAGCGTTATGCTGTTCTTATCTATGATAAGGAGGGTAAGCGTAAAGACAAAGATGGTTCCACAGGTGAGCTCAAGGCTATGGGCCTAGACATGAAGCGGGCTGATACTCCCGAGTTCATGCAGAGGTTCTTGGAAGAAGCACTTACTATGACACTGGAAGGTAAGAGCGAACAAGAAGTCATGGCTCGTGTTAAGGAATTCCGTGAGGAGTTCAAGAGCCGTCCGGGGTGGGAAAAGGGCACACCTAAGCGTGTTAATAATCTAACTAAGCACACAGACACTTATGTAAAAACAGGTAAGTGTGGTGTAGGTCATGCTATGGCGGCTATTAACTGGAATCGTATCAAAGAAGCATTTGGTGATAGGCGTAGCATGGACATTACAGATGGTCAGAAGGCCATTGTGTGCAAGCTAAGGTCCAACCCAATGCAAATTAATTCTATTGCATATCCAATTGACGAGATGAATCTCCCGGATTGGTTTAAGCAATTGCCATTTGATCATACAGCAATGGAAGAAACAATCATTGACTCTAAGATCGAAAACTTGCTCGGTGTATTACATTGGGACTTGAGCCTAAGTAAGGACCGAGGATTTATTGATGACTTGTTTTCCTAAAACGGTGAACAGGTGCTTGACTTTAAACCTAAATCTAAATATAATTTACACATGACAGGAGAATCACAATGTTAAAAGATATCGCGCTAGATGTAGCTAAAAACATCGCCAGCTTAGGCCTCTTTGAAGAGATCTTAGTTGAACAAGAAACAGACTCTACAAAGTTTACAGCATACCCCGAAGGTAGTTTGCTTACTGTTCTTGCTAATAGTAAGGATAAGGTTTCAGAATTGCCAGATAACTTTGGTATGATGAACTTGGGATTCTTTATTGGCTTAACAAACTTGTATAAGTCAGAGGATAGTACTGCCGCAGTTGGCACAGATAAGAACAGCGAAAAAGATCGTTTAGTTTTTTCTAACAAAGAAGGAAACAAAGACGAATATCGTTTGACTCCTGCTAACTTAATGAAGACTAAGAGCCGTACATTTAAAGGTACAAACTGGGAAGTAGTTGTTCAGCCACAAGCTAATAAGATTAGCGAGTTATTGGCACGTGGTGGCTTGTATGCCGCTATCGATCCTAACTTTATTGCAAGTACAGAGAACGGCAAGTTAGTGTTTACATTTGGTAGTGGACAAGGTGGTGGCCACGCAGGTAAGTTTACATTTGCCGACACTACACAAACACTAAAGCGTCCAGTAGCATTGTCTATCCAAGCTATGATGACAGCATTTAAACAATGTAGCCAAGGTACGCCTGTTCTAAGTATCAGCGAAAAAGCCGCTCGTGTAGAATTTGATAGCGGTCTTATTTCTTATCAATACATTGCCGGCTCACAAAACTAAACATGACTATTGACATGACTAAAAGGGCAGTAGAAGGCAACTATGCCTTCTACCTCCCAGCCATTAGTGGCTTCTATACTAAGCAATTAGGTAAGATTGCTAGCGACCCTGACTTTGTTCCAGAAGGTAGAGTGCCTGCTGGCTTCGAACACGGCCTAGAAGGTGTTAACTTTCTTAAGCCAGATAACTCTTACTATCACTATGGTGTTGCGCTATACTCTGCAGGTCATGCTGATCGCAACTTAACTCGCTGTGATGATAAAGAGCCTATGATTCACAAGCGTGATCGTAGCAAAACAATTATTGTAGGTGATAGCTCTGGTTTCCAATTGGCAACTGGTGTTATCAAGATGGACTGGAAGAACATTAAAGGTGCTGAAGGTGATAAGTTCCGTGAGGAAATCTTACGCTACTTGGAGCATACTTCAGATTGGTCCATGACACTTGACGTTCCTGCGTTTGCCGCAGTACCTCCACTAAGTGCTAAGACTGGTCTAACTAAGTTTGAAGATACATTAGACATTTCAGTACACAACCTGCATTACTTTATGAAGCATCGTGTACCGGGTGCTACTAAGTTCTTAAACGTTATCTCAGGTAGCACACCAGATAACTCTAAACTGTGGTATGACACTATCAAACACTTTAGCAAGAAGTCTAGTGTTGTTGAAATGGGTTATACTGAAGACCGCACACTAGAAGGTTGGGCGTTTGCTGGTATTAACATGAAGCACATGCCTAGTGTGTTGAACCGCTTGCTTGACTTAATCGAAGATGGTCTTATTGCCGACAAGGATTGGATTCACTTCTTG